ATTATTTTTCCCCTTTCATTGGATCGATTGCTGGTGCTTGGCCGGCTGGAATAGTGGCAGTTTTAGTCGATTGTGCTTGTTGCGATGTCGGATCAACGGTTGGTGTCAATGCAGACTTTTCATAAGCTGATTGGACAAGAGTCTCGATGGCGTTAAGATCGATATTCTTGATACCCTGCTTTTGAAGTGCCTGTTGGACAATATCAGTAGCTTGGCGGAACTTTTCATGACCGGCCATGTCTTTGCCGACTAAGGAAGCAACCGCGTTATCTGCAAGTTGGGCAGCACAAGACCAAGCAGCACGAGATGTTTCAGTTTTGGCATGGATGACCTTGGCGTGGATAAAGTTTTGCATTAATTTCAAGGCAATAAAAAAGGCTACCGAAGCGGTAACCGTAATTAGATATGATGGAATTTCGTTAATAACATTCATTTGTTTTGTTCCTCCAAATTTGTAATTCGACGTTCGTGATCTCTTAATTGTTCATCATGGCGAATAAAGTGCTTATCGCCATTTTCAAATCTTTTATTGGCGTGTTTGTGCCATTCATTCCAGTCTTCAATGTTCTTGTTGAGTTTTTGAAGATTCTGATTGATTGGATTAAGGACTTTATCAATTAGATTACCGATTAATTTATGTGCCCCGCCAAATACTGCGGTTCCAATTACTAGAATGGATCCCCATTCAGCCCAACTGAGACTAAGAAAGGAATGGATTGTAAAGATGTGCATTGCCCCACCTCCTTTTGAGGGTAAAAGAAAAACACCCTAGATAGGATGCTTCTTGGGTACATTTATTTAGTTTGATATTCATTAAATAACTCTTGCCAACTATCTAAAAAGTACAGCCTGCATTGCTTAACTAAATCATCCACTTCTGTGCCCTCTATCAGCTTACCTTCTCTCAGCGTACCTAAGATAGTATTTAATAAATTAATAATTTGCTTCTCTCTAAAGTTATCTTCACTATATAATTTTAATTTAATTGAAGCGTCTAAACGTTCTAGCTCCCATATAGCATCCCAATTGACCTCCGTATTAGCTAAATTTAACAAATTACTAAGGCTAACATTAAACTCAAAGGTCTTCGATGCAAATTCTGAAATATCACTTTCTAACTCTCGTAACATTTTAGCTTTATTTTCAAAAATTACTGTTTTTTTAGCATTTAATTTTGCAATTTTCTGATCTGCTTTATTCTTAAAAAAACCTACAATCAAAGATCCTAAAAAAGTTAAAACTCCACCAAGTACTACTTCCATAGCAATTCAATTCTTCCTTTCTATGACTCTTATTAATATAATAACAATCCAATTAAAGAAAAGATATTAAAGCTTAATATTGACGGTTAATTCTTTATTAATGCTACTGGAATGCAACAGCCACATAGTGACGTAAAAAATGAAGTGTTTAAGATGCCTATTTACCAGTTCAATTTTATCTTCTTTCAATAGCCGCCCATAATAAAAGCCCCGCTCGTTTGAGTGAAGCTTTTTATATATTGCGTATTCTATGCTTTCCAAATCTTATCTTCCATGCAAGTATTAGCGATTAGGTGATATAGAGCAACAATTACTTGAATGAAAAAAACTATACAGAATTCAAACACAAAAATCCTATTTTTACTCAATTCAGATAAGAAATTAGAACTAATATTAATTAGAACTAGTAGTTGCAACCAAATAATGGGTGTGTTAAAAACTATCTTTGTTAAACTTTTACACATAGACTCAGTGACATTCTCAGACCATGAATTCTTTAAAAAGATGGTTCGAAAAAGAATAACTAAATAGTAAATAACAATTGCTGTTACAAACACAAAATCTGCATATACAATTCCGCTAATTGTTGTTTTTCCAACTAGACTATCAAGAGCCTTTTCCATTAGGTTATGGACCTGAGGAACAAAATTGAAAATTAAGACAAGGAACCACCATCCTAATGTTTTCATTTTCTCTAATTGTGCATTAATTGATTTTTTCAAGATATCCAGCATAATTTTAGTCCCCTTTTTTCATTTAGGTTAGCACCAATTAGATTTTTCTTGCAAGTTTTAGGAACACTTTTTTAGGGGCACATTTCTATGGCGACTATGTTTTATTTCCCAAAAATTGTATCAGAGCTTTGATGTAGGATATAAGCTTGTCGTTTATCCGTGATTTTCTGCATTGCTTCTGTACTAGCTAGCAATCCTGAATAAGTAGTCACTTTAACCTGACCAGCGTTAACCTTCTGCGTTAGCCAATCTAGGAATTGAGTATAGATTTCTTCTGATACCTGATAATCGTGCGGACCACCAATTAAGTGACTGAGTACTGATACAGTCTCACAATTATCAATTGCTGATTCAATTGCCACCTTAAGCTTATCTAAGGTATTTTCTCCATTGTCTAAAGCAAGTGTCGGCATTCTAAAATCATCCAGTTTAATTGAGCTTCGATTATCTATCCAATACGGTATAGTTCTAGCATACGAGAATCCTCGTTGTTTTAGGACGTTAATTAAATTTTGTGGCAAATCATTATGACTAGTTGCGTAGACAGGCGTATAGATGCCATGATCATTACAATAGTCTAACCACGTATCAACATAATCATGCCAGTCTGTTTCAGTTGCAGTTGCTGGATTAGGGTTAGCACCAATACCACCATAAATCATTAGATCACAACCAAAGTTAATCATGTCGTAATACGTTTGTTTATTTGCTGCGGTTTTGAACCCATTATTTTGTCTAAAACTAGATGAAATTGCAAAACTAAATGAGAAACCGTATTTCTTCAATAAATCAAAGCGAGACTTGTAGAAATCATCTTCTTCGTTATCAAATTCAAGGATTACGGTTGCCTGCTTGGGCGTTAAGTTTGGAAAACCATGATGAGGCGTATCGGGCTTAATTGATAGCTGTGGATTATAACCACAGAATGCAACATACGTAAACTTTTTATCGGATTGTAGATCTTCTTGGGTAAACTTTAACGGTCGTTCCTTAGTCTTATAATCAACAACACGTCCATTATCATCACAGAAAACTAGACTAGCAAAACTTGGACCAGGAGAAGCAACTTGAATGTCTGCTAATTCACTTGGATAAAACATTTCAGTAATAGCATATGCGTAGTCGCTTTGCTTTACCTTTTCTAACTTATTATCTCCTACCTTGTAAGATAAATAATTCTGACAATACATTTTTGTATTTTCAAACTGATTAGCAATACCATACGCACGAGCATAGCCAGTAATTGGCGAACCATCAATCGTACAGATATAAAGCTTAGTATAATTTTCAGTATAGATATCATAAATGTCACTGCCATCAGCATTAACAGTAATCGCTTTAGTTGCTCCGTTATCGTCTTGAAGTACTAATGCCGCATATCCTCCAAGCTTTGTTACAATTCGATACTGACCATGTGGACGGACATAAATTTGCTGATAAGTCTTAGCACCATCTAACGGCTGTTTTCTTAATTGAGCATCATAATACATTCCTTGTTCGTCTAACGTTAATGGAATTTGCAAGTAATAATCTGGACTAGCTTCTTTAATATTATTTGGTAGAGCTGTTGCATTATATAGTCCCGTATCAAGCCAAGCATCTTTATACCAGATGTGACCATGATTATCTGAAGTCACATATAGTCCGGCTGCTCCTTTGGGATATTCTTTCTGTAAAGTTGCTAAATCTGGAATATAATTTGGTACTTGTTGAATTTGCGCTAGTTTTGTTTCAACTGCATCAGAAGTTTTCTTGATACCATCGTTATATTGATCAAGTGTCACAATATCCCCAGATTTGATTTTTGCATCAATTGAACCAGCAGTTACTGCTAATCCTTTTAATTTAGCACTAGCAATAGCCATCGCATTTTGTGCATCTGTTACCTGTTGATTATAAGTATTTCGCATTTCCTGAGAAAACTGGTCATTAGCATTTTTTGCTTTTGCTAATTCTAGTTGTAATTCGGAGTCGTAGTGATCCGCAACTAGTCCCATTAATGGCGTGCCATCAAGGACTTGGAACCAGATATCAACAGATGTTTCACGGACGCCGGCGTCATTGGCTAAGATTAAGTGACCGTAGCAGAAACCGGATTGGGGAAATACTTCGGCTGGGAAAGCTAGGGTTAATTGATTATAGCCAGTTACGTTATTGGTACTACCGACCCAGTGAACGCCCTTAGCGCCAGCGACCATGACTGCTACGCCATTACGTAAGGCTCCATTACCGACTTTGGCTTCTAGTTCCGGATGCATTCCTTTGAGATCTTTGGCCACACCACCTTCAGTAATAAATAATTGAAAGGGAGTCATCTTGTCTCCTACCCGAGCATTAAAACTATCAGATAGGTCAACGGTGGTCCCGATTGGTTTTAAGACATCTAAAGTTACGACCTGTGTTTGCATTCTAAATTCCTCCTTCTAACAGAAAAGCCATCTCACAATGAGATGGCTTTAGTCGTTAAGACGATATTTTATTTTGAAATCAAATAATTCTTTTAAGACATTTTCGACTTGATTGATGTAGTCGTTGATTTGCTCTTTCGTTAGCTTAATGCCGACATCAATCCAAGCAGTGAAGTCGTAAGTAATAATCCGTCCTTTATCCATTTTCCTAAATGGCGATTGATTAAGTAGACTAGCAAGCCGATCAAAGGCCTAGTTCAAATCACGGATATTCTTTATCAGATCAAGTCGAGTTTTTCGATTGAAACCAGGATCAATCGGGCTGTGATTGTAATGCAATGAATTATTGATTGCTAGCCGGTCATTGATGAGCTGGCAGAAAGAGTTATATTGCTTGGCTGTCTGCTCTAAGTCGGAATTAAGCACGTCAATCAACACTTGTGGCGATGTTTCTTCAATATATTTGAGATTATTAGTTTTTCCCATTACTAAAAAACTCCTCCTCTTAATAATTTATTTATCAGGCAAAAAAGTTTTTTATTTTATTTACAAGGTCCTTATGCTTTGATTTTGTATATTCAAGACTCGTAGGCATATCAATCTTGTCTAAATCATAGTCAAAATTTTCATTTAGTTCTTTTAACGCTTCATAGTTATAATTAATTCTTGAATAACTATATCTAATAAACTCCATTCGCTTAGATGCAATATTTAGCTTATTATTATTAAAGTTAACTGCTATAATTTTTGTCCTATTATCCTTATCATCATAAGAATTTATAGACCGTAATATTACACCTATGCCCTTTAATTGTGACTTCATAAAATCATTTTTGATACCTAATGTAATAGTCTTGTGAGGATCTATATTGATTAAGTTTCTTGTATGTGCTTTATATCCCTTAAGATTAAACATACTCATTCGGTCATCTAAGCTTTGAGCACCTATTATTTCGAGATTCGGTTTAAAGATCGTTGATAACTTTTGCCGAATATCCTTTGGCGTAAATCTTAAAGCAACCAATGTAAGTTTTTCCTCTGAACAATTTGTAATTTCCAATCCTAAATTATTTTCAAAAACTACCGGTTCAATCTTGATGGGTAGCTTTGCTTTAGTAAATTTAAATGTGCCATATTCTTTCAATAAATTAAAAAAAGCTTCAATCACAGTATTTCATCTCTAAATAATTTTGTTTTAACTTTATTTTATAACGAAAAACCTTTAATAGCTAATTATTAGTAAAATTTCTCTTCCTCACTTCAAACTATCCCAATCCGTCACTCTATAACCTAGATTTACCTGGGCCCGTGATACGTATGCTTTACCAGATCCTGAAACATTGAAAACTAATCTTCCTTTAGTAGTGCCGGCTGGAATTTTAATGTTAACTGTGCCGGCGGATTGCCAAGCGCCGTTATTGACGATATAGATAACATTCGATTTGCCGGCTGAACTGCCATCACTCTTTAAGAATTCAACATAAGTAGTAGCGGAAATTGAATTATCAGTCGCATTTAACTTAGCCATGAGACGACTTGAGATGGAGGAGACACCGTTGAAATTAAATTCATTGCTTCTGAGAGTGCCTTGTTCAACCTCAATTACCGGACTGTCATTGTATTTTTCGCTGGAAACAGTTTCGCCGGTCATCATAGTTACTAAATTATGCTGATCCATGATTACTCACCGACTTTCTTCTTATTAATAGTTCCGTCGTCTCCAATAGTGATTTCGTAAATTGTGCCATTGGGAGATTTTAATTTAATTACGTCATGCACAATCTCAGTTACTTGGTTCAAGGTTTCCTGATCGTGACCATCGATATAGGCATGAACTTGTTGATAATTTTGTTGTGATTCATTGGCAACTTTTTTCAATCCTTTTGCTAAATAATCAATCCAATCCCAGATATCCATCATCAATCACCCCGCATATTCCTTGAGCCAAGTAAAAAGCTTCTTGTCACCGCCAATTTGGTTGGCCTGACTAGAAGCTTCAATACTTTTTTGTGCATCTTGTCGAACAGAATTAATAGCATCAGTCAACGCAACTTGGCGTGAGTGCTGGTAATCTAAGATATTTTGCGAATTACTATTAAGCGTGACAGAAGTTGGATTGGTAGCACTATATGGATACCAATTAAAGCCAACTACTGCTTCATTAGTACAGATTGATTGTTGTTTAACCATGATATGGATCATGTCACCAGCAACCGGCTTGAAGTTTGAATAAGTCGTAACTTCTAATGATAATGCTGGATCTGGTTGAATTTTCGTCTTAGCATAATCAGACATCGCATTTTTATCACTAAACCGACCATCTTCAATCGGTTCAGCCGGATATTCGCCGTACTTCTTAATTGATTCCTCATCACGATACATAAAAGGAGCAAAATAATAATACTCGCTAGATGTTGATGAAGAACTTTCCGAAGTCGTATCGCCACCACTATCGCTATCACCAGCAACAATTGAAGCCATTTGATCATTACGTTCCCACCAGGTTGGCGGATATGAATCAATCGATTGAGTCATACATGATTGGCCTGGGCGCGGTTCATAAATCATCGTACTGTTATTCAACGCCATACAAATGTGGTATGAACCGCCAGGCGAACCATAAAATCCCATGTCACCAGTTTGCACCTGCGACCGATCAATTTGTTTACCATATGGCTCCATTGCGACTGTATAAGCCGGGATATTAATGCCCATATCTTTATAAACTTGACTTACAAAAGAAGAACAATCCATCCCACTGCGAGGATTACCACCACGAGCACCACCGGCTCCTCCCCACACATAAGGAACACCGAGGTACTGTTTGGCATCATTGACAACTTTATCGGCACCTGCACCACCAGAACCATGACTGTCATCCCCACTAGTCGAAGTATCTATCTGAGTTTCAATCGAATACTTCCCACCGATACACATAACTTCATTGGTGAGACTAGTCGAATCAAACGTCCACTTAAATTCAGTGGTGTTGTACTCATAGTCAAGACGATTGCCATAATCTTTGTAGAATTGATCTTGTGCATACACCCGAATATTTTTATTATCCGGATAAACAATTGCGTTTGGCCACGCTTCAGTAATCTTACTTAACATATCAGTTCCACTACCATCAGCAAGCTCTTCAATTCGAGCAGTTGGAAAATCGCCAATTACCTGGTAAGTAAAGCCGAGGTTATTACCATCAATCCAATGCTTTAAGACATCTTCAATATGGTAGGTAACTTGGTTTTCATCTTCGGAATCCGACTTAGTTTCATCTGTTTTAGTAACAGTAGTTTTGGTTGTGGTGTTTCCATTAGTAGTAGTTGTAACGTTCTTTTGAGCATTTGGATCAGTATCAGCGCTATCATCTCCAGAATCACTTCCAGAGTCATTGTCCGTTTGCGTACTTCCGTAGACTTTAACATCAGTTTGTTTATCCGCATCGGCTGGATCAATATAGGTCTTATATTTTCGTAACCGGGCAATTTCAAAGTAAACATGGGTAGCAACAATATCAATCGAATCTACTCCGCCATTAGCATCCGGTTCAGCCTGTTTAATGATGTATTCTTGACCATCAAAGAAGATTGACGCTTGGCTATCTAACATTGAATAGGCAAATGAGTGATCATTATGAGCTGTAAATTGCAGGCTCCAGGTGGAATTAACTTCCCAATCAATATAAAACGAATCTGGATCAATACAGTTAAGAGGCTCAGTTTCGGTGCGTCCAACGCCTCTAACTTTGACCTTATTATCGATATCCATTAAATATAAACAAATGGAAAACTAAAAGTAATATCAACACTGTCCGCACCATCAACAATGAAGTTATTCCATTCAGTGGCTAATCTGATTGTTCCATAATCAGAATTAGCGCTAGCCGGATTTCCATTTAGCGTTGTGAAAATTCCATCTAGAACAATTGTCTCTTGTCCATTTGATGGTTTTTTATAAGTCCATTCAGTATCAGTAGTAGTATTCGTAAGCTTAAATGATTTGCCACTAAATTTCACAATGATTTTAAGATCAGATTTATACTTCCACGGATCAATTGGCACGTCACTAGCGTTGTAAACCTTAAATTGATTCGTAGTGAAATGATAATTGTACTGATTATCGTTCATATAAAGATTCATACCAAACTGTACACCATCTAAATCATTACTATAAGTTCCATCACTTCGATAGAGAGAATAGCGAAACCCGGATGGATTGTCGAAGTTCATACTAAAAGTAGCAAAGTGAGAACCATTTTGGTCCGGCTTAATCTCTGGAAGATTTGGGTAAACAAAACGGACGATCGCTGATTCAACGTCCGTCCGCATTCTAATAAGTTGTCGTGATGTAAAAAGTCGATAAAATTGATGTTTGGCTAATTTATAGTCCTCCCAGTCTGTAAAGTAGATGCAGAAGTTAGCAACTACTTGATACCGAGAAAAAGTTGTGTACTGAAGTTTACTACCATCTAAACCAGGTATTTCTTGATAGGTATTAGCAAGAGCAGGTGTTGAATCATCCCCAAGAAAAGTTAATCCTTGGACTTTATCCTCAATATTAAATTCATCCTGGTCACCAATCTTCAGATACAATTCTGGGTTACTTACATTCAAATTTTATCACCTCTTATAACTCATAAAATCATTTAACCGTTGATCTTTAGCCATTGTAGTATAAGCACTTAACCGATTGGCTTTCATTCCAAATTTATTTCCGGAATTAACAGTAGCATCAATTTGCTGGTGACCAACCTGAACAAGTTGCTGTACTCCGCTAATTAGTTGATCTAATTTCGATTCTAACGACATGAATTCTTTACGACTGATAGATTGGTCATCTCGTGTTGGCTGAGCGTTAGGTTCTTCACCTCTAAAACGTGCAATAACCTCACCAAGTAATTGATAAGCACGAGACCTTTTATTAATATCTGTCGGAATAACATATTCTGGCTTATTCTGTTCCGCAATCCGAATGAATTGTTCAGTATCAATTCGACCACCATTCGCATATCCATGACCTTGGCCAAGAAAAGAAAGACTATCTCCATAACGTTTACGAGCATAGTTCAGTCCCGCAAGCAAGTTATCAAATCCATTCCAAATATTTCCATGGCCCGGAAGTTTATTAGCAGCGAATGTTCCTGGCTTAACTTGCATAAGCCCCATTGCGTGACCATCAGCCAAGCCATCGGTTCCACCCATTGCTTTCGGATTACCTCCGGATTCAGTTTGAATTTGACGAAGCACTTTGCCAACAAGACTGCTTGAAAGATGCAACATCGCTAAAGCCTTAATAACATATGGTCTCCAACGTTCTACCCCAGAGCCACCGGGATCAGCAAGTTCTTCAAATTGCTTCTTAATCCAATTTCCTGCTTGTTTGGCTACATATGCAGGTACACTGGTAATTAAATTAGTAGCAAATTTAATTGGTGTTGAGACCTTAATAAACTTCTTGAAGACGTCTTCAAGCGCTTGTACCGGATGTTCAATGACTTTATCTATAAAGTCGCCTGCATCCGCTGCTCCTTTCTCAAGGCTATCAAAGAAACTTCCAACTCCATTAGCAAACCTAGGTAATCCAATAGCAGACATAAACTTATGACTATCCTCACCATTTAAGATTGACATCCCCTTCGGTAAGAAAGTAATAAAGTTCCTTTTATTAGGAAACGCACCTATTTGACCCTTGTAAGAATACAATTCGCGCCAATGTGATCCTGCTCCATCGTTGACCATTCCAATGGTTGACTTCTTTAATCCATCTGGGTTGCCAGCAGTACCAGTAGCAAAAGTAGGAATCGCAGCGGACCAGGATCCACCAAGTTTACTAGCGCCAATCTTATCTAATACCCAATTAATACCGCTTTGGATATCATCAATCAACGTCTTAAATGGCTTCAAAACACCATTGGCTAAGTCTGCCATTGCTGCACCGGCTTTTTTCTTACCGTTGGAAATAGCATCCCCAATTTGAGACATATGATCTTTCCACGAATCAACAACTTTGCCTAGCCAACCGCCAGTTTTTTTATTGATTGCACTATACATATCTTCAAAGATATCTTTATTTGCTCTTGATTGATCTTTTGCTAGACGACCCGTATCATCTTTTAATTGTGACCAGTGTCCAGTAACAAGGTCATGCCAAACCTTAGTACGATCTTGAATAATCTTATACATACTTTGAAATGTTTTTGGATGTTGCCTGTACATATTTTGAATAACTCGTGATGTTGACCTATTCATATTGCTATACCAGCGACTGACCTTGTTAACACCCGCACGTGCACTAGATTCCATATTATTCCAGCCACTTGAAGCTGACTTACGAACATTATTCCAGTACTGCTGGTTACGTTTCTCGTTTTGACGTTGTTCCTTATCACGATTACGCCAATAAGACTTCCAATTTCTGGATAAACTATTGGTAAAGTTACGCCAATTCTTTTCGGCCTGCTTATTCGCTTTTGCCTGTTCACGATTGGATTGTTCCTGGCTCTTGCTGATCTGTTTGAATGTATTTTTGAAAAAACTTCCTACTTTTTTCAATCCACTCTTTGCAAACTTAGCAATCCCATTAATAAAATTACGAAATTTTTTATTGTGTTTGTAAAGTTGGACTAAGGCAGTACTTATTCCAACAATTGCGGTAATTGCTAATCCAATTGGACCTAATGCCGTAGTAGTTGCAATCCTAAAAGCAACTAAACCTGCTTGGGCAAGTTTTAAAGTTGTAACAAGTGTTAATATAGTTGCTCCTAAAGTTTTTACTATTCCTTGATGCTTAGCAAGAACGCCAATAGTTTTAGCTGCAAAAACAGCAACATTGGCAAATCCTTTAGCAAGGTCTTCTAAGCCTTTTTGTGTTTCCTTATTGTTTAAAGCTTTATCCAGTTCATTCAATCCTGTTGCAGAAACTTTAAGCAATGGCTTTGCTAGTTTAGCTTGGGTGGATGCCCATTCTGCTTGTAACCGATGCAGGGCTCCACCTGATGATTGACCAAACGCCTTCGCATTCTTAGCATAGTTTTTAGAAGCATTGGTCAATATATTATTAAACTGATCGCTAGTCATTTTCCCAGATGCAACTAAATCATTAAATTCTTTTCTGGTCATGCCAGATGCTTTAGCAAGTGCTGAACTTAATCCGGGTGCTTGTTTCTCTAAACGTCCAAGGGCGGAAGAAGTAACCTTTCCAGAACTATAAATCCTATTTAATCCGCCAGCAAAAGCTTCCGATTGCTTATCAGATAGCTTTAATTGATCACTTAAACTAGCAACACCTTGAGTTAATGTCTTAGTTTGGCTTATTGAATGCGTCATTCCATAAAACCTAGTTTGAAGAGCATTAACTGCTTGAGCAGAAAGATTTGTGTTAGTCTTTAACTCGCCAACTTGTGCTGTTAATTGCTTAATTCCATTACTACTAACACCAATATTTTTCCAACGAGCCTCCATTGCAGCTCCTGCTTTGGCAGCCGCAGTCCCATTTACGACGATTTGGTGTAATTGATTCGTTATCATTGGAAGAGCATTAGCTGTCATGATCCCAGCAAATCCACTTCTAAAGAATTCTTTCATTCTTGAACCAGTATTAAGAACTCTTTTCTCTGCTTCATCAACTTTAAGAATGTTATTCCGAATATACATCCATGCTGTCGTTTTAGGCGGATTTAAGCTAGCAGATAGTTCTTTTGCTTGCGTCTTCATTCGTCCCATAGAAGCAGATGTTTCATCATAGCGAACTTTTTGTTTTCGATAGGCTTCACTAAGTTTACCTTCAGTTTGAGCAAGTTCATTTAATTCTTTTCTTTGAATTGCATGTTGCTTGCTTAAATTCTCTAAGCTACTTCTTAATCCGCTCAGCCTTTCGCGATCAGCCGCTATTTTATTTCCGTTTGCTTCTAGTGAGTTTGCATATGCTCGTGAAGACTCCTGGGCTCTTCGAAAACTAGTTTGTAATTCAGCTAAACCCGAAGTTTGATACTTTAATGTACTATTAGCCCGATTAACTTGTACCTCATACGAAGCTAATTGTTTACTAGCTTGAGAGATATCTTTATCTAATTTCAGCCATGTTTCTAATTGATCCTTATTAGATAAGTTCAAACCTTCCTGACGACTTTTTAATTCAGAAATCTTAGCCTTCTGAAGTTCTATTACTTCATTTAAGCCGGAAATACGTGCCTTAGCAGCTTCAGCATACTGGCCTGAATTTTTCAATGCAGTCTCATTAGCTTTCCAGGCATTCGTGGCCGCACTAATTGAACTCCGGAACGCAGATAAACTTTTAGTTGCAGCAATCGTATCAACTGATATCCGCGTCGCCATTTCATTTTCAACTTTCAATTTATCTACCTCCCATTAACATTGCTAACTTCTTATGGGCATCCCCCGTATTCATTGGTCGATCCTCCCTAGATTTAGCACTCAGTATTTTCAGCAGTTCTTCATATTCTTGGCAGTCAACTTGTGACGGCGCCATTCCGCCTTGAAACATTAACTGCTTTTTTAGATAGTTACGATCTTCAATTTCCTGTTTCAGTAAATCTATTGATCGGAGGATTTCTCCCCTTGTCCTTTTGGGCCCTTTTTCTTATTATTAACCGCCTTTTGATGCGTATCTTCTGGTACACCTTTAATACGATTGCAGACATAACTTATATAACTCCCAAGTTGCTGATAATCGACACGTTCTTTGATCATATCAACTTGTTTATCACTCAGTTTTAAGACATCTTGAAGAAAGACAAAAATCTTTTTATTAACTTCTCGTTCTTTTTTTAGGACAGCAAACATGGCTTCACTACTGTCTAGATTTTTATCTGATTTACTAAATTCAGCATCCAAAGAAAGCAATGTAATCATCATTTCATCTGCTTTATCGACCGTTCCTACTGTTGCATGAATATTAATTGGTTTGCCAAGTCCAATTTGCTTTGTATTAATTTTAACCGTCATATTTACCTCCATTCAGCCGCCCATTTCTGTACTGTTTATTTCAATGGCGACTTATCTTCACTTAAACAGTTGGCTTATTTACATCAGACTGATTTGTATTTGTAAAACTACCAGTTCCAGTAGCTTGAATATAGCTTGCCATTGGATTATCTCCAGAATAGCCACCGAATACTTCTTTCAACATTGTCTCAAAGCCTTGCCATGCTGAATCACCAGTATTGTAGGCTTTGAAAGATTGTTGAGAGCCTTCTTTGTTTAAGAAGACATTATTAGGGATTGGGTTCAGACTCTGATAGGTAAACGCAACATTGCTATCAGTTTCATTCTTGTTATTTGTTCCATGATTACGCGTAGGAAGCGTCATTTCACCATTTGCAAAGGCATCAAAGAACCAATTCCCGTCAAAGTCATGGGATGCAATAAGAAGCGCAACATGCGGTTTATTATTAGAAAGAACACGACCGCCGTTAATATCCGTATAACCTACCATTTTACTTCCATCTTCATATGGCATATCCAACATAGTTAATGCAACTTGTGGTGTTGGCACCCCGTGATTAATTCGCTTAACTTTATTGTTAGCATATTGTTGTTGCCCTGCTTCTTCTAGGCCGGTGATATTAGCAGTAGTAGCACCATCGCCATCACCGTCCCAAAGAGCAATTCCTTTTGGCCCTAACCCGCCTTTTTCGGGATCAGTAATTAAAACACCTTTGTCATCTGTAATTCCAGCCATAACAAAGTCGATCCCTTTAATAGACATTCCTGCCATTTTCTCACACTCCTTTTATTACTAAATCTTTGGCAAAATAAAAGACCTTGGTACTTTGACCAGTATCAGGATCTTTCACATGCGCCTTTGATTGTTCAACCGTCCATTTGTCATGAACGAATTTCTTTGCTAATTCTATTTCCAAGTTTGTTACATCTTCTCCGCTCAATGCTTTTCGATAAAAAAGTTGCACCTCAACGCCAATTGTCCATCCCTTAAAGGTGGCATTTGCATAATAAGTAGGCTCATTAAGCCATTCAGTTATTAAACAAATTGTTTTGGCTTGATTTCCGATAATTTCTTTAGGAATCGATTCTCGATATACTTCATCAATTAACGAAAATTTATTCTTTATCAATAACTCTGCTTGTTGTGAAGGAGATTTCATTTTTGCTGACCTCGATAGACTTTTGCTTGAGCCTCGAATACCTCATCTTTGGCATCACGCCTCGTATTATCAATAAAGTGGTCTCCACGCATCTTTACTGTTCCATCGTTTAAGAATCTAGCAACACGTGCATGATTAATGCCGCTATCTTTTGGCCCTTCAAACCCAACCAGAGAATTTCCGTTATCCACATCCCCCATATCTTTATTTTCAAAGATAATCGAATCAGCTAAGTGTTTAACCTTCCCTGTCTTCCGTCCCGGCTGGTAGTGCTTCTCTTGCGTTACTTCCTTCAACTTTGAAACAAGGACTTCTGCACCAGCGGCAGTCATCTTTTTCTTAGTTTCATGATCAGGAACAGCAATTTTTTCTGCTTTTCTTCCAAATTCTTCTAGTGAGGCTGCAAAGTCCACTTTAACCAACCTTCTTTCCAGTATCCTTTAGTGTAATTAAGTCATATCTTATTGGCGAATGGCTTTCATCACGGGAGATCGTAACAATATTATAGATAGTATTATCATTATCTATCTGGGCTTGAAAATCATTCTCAATATGATATTGGGAACGAACAGCAATCACAATCGTTCCTTCAAGTTTAGTACCAAGTAATTGATACTGTTGAGTTTGGCTTCTCTGGTAAAAAGCACAATGTAACTGCTGTCGAGTGATAAAACTTTCGTGTGATCCTTCAATTGACTCATCACTAATGGTTTCTGTCTTGCCAAATTTAACTTTATGATTCAGCCGGCTGATCGGAAGTTTCATTCTTATCATTCTCCTCATCGTACGAATTCCTTAAGCCTCGTAATTGACCAATGATACTATTAACTGTTAAATCAATGGGATAAGTTTGAGTATCAGATAAGGCTAAACGATTTTGATAATAAGTTCCTGCTAATGAAATTTCCGCAACTTCCACTAAAGATGAAACACGCTGATCTGTATAAAAAGCGGGATTAACTTCCCCAATAGCATTACGAATAAATGCATGAGCCGCTTTAACGTAAGTATTAATTAACTGATCATCGTCATTACCATCAAGGTACAGCATTAGTTTAACCCGAGGAACTAATGGGTCAACATCAGTTTGATTCTCACTCATGCTTTTCACCTGCCTTTAAATTACGCTGTCTTACCACTATCAGCTGCAGTTGTCGCAGTCTGATCAGCAATAGTCTTAAATGAGCCAACAGCAATCGCACCATCATCAATCATTTGGACATCAAACCGATCAATGCAGCGGATCTTAGTAGTATTGTGTTCATAAGCACCAGCACCGATATTAGTTGTTAGCAATGACATGTGTTCACGATCATATAAAGTGATCGCTTCTTTATAATCACCAAAGTAAAGTGGATGTGAGCCTGAAATATCCGGTAACCACTTATCAGCAACCACAGTAATTGGTTTGTTATCTAGTAAGTAACGGTCAGACTGGGTTACATCCGGCTGGATCATGTAACGTCCTTCTGCATCCTTAATCTTGGAAAGAACATTGTAACCAGATTGGTTAGTAACGAATGTAGAAGTAGCCATAATAGTAGGATCAAGAGTGTTATTTTCAAGATCCTTAATATCGTCCATCTTAGTAATTGTAGGCTTCTTAGTTGCCTTATCCATTACCGCAATAATGGCAACATTCCGAGTAACAGCAACCTTTTTAGCAATCCAGGTTTCAAGCCATGACAGAATATTCTCTGCTGAATCCTTGAGTAAATTATTGGTAACAGTATTAATAGCACCGTATTCCTTAATAAGATACTTGATAAGGTGAAGCTTGGGATCCTCCCCATCAGAAATTAATCCGTCTTCGCTATCCATTTGTTTCATTGGTGTAATGTCAGATAGCGTTTCATATACTCGTGAACCTGAAGTAGTAGATACACTTTCAACATTAACAAGGTTTTGTAAGGTAGCAAATTGACGCACTAATGTATGAATTGTAGTTTGCACATCAACCGGAATAGTTAAACCACCAGTTCCATTGCCGTCTGCATCTACTTCAACAGAAGAAGTAATTGCGTCGAAACGACCGCGAACCATGTTCTTAAAATTACTAATGAATTCTGCCTTTAGATCTTTTTCCTTATTATTTAAAGGCTTCTTTTGGCTATCTTCCATCTGAACAACCGTTTCAGCCCGTGCTTGATCCAATTGCTCCTTTAAAGCATTACGACGAGCAAGCGCATTATCGCGTTGTGTTTTTAATTCTGCAAACTTATCTGCAGAGAAATCATCATTTAAGACCGCTGAATTAAGCTTAGCATTTAAATCTGCTACCTTTTGTCCTTCAGCAACCCAAGTATCATTTAATTGATTAATTGTTGTTGACATTCTCATCATCCTTTCCAAATAAAATAGCCAACTTCTGATCTCTTAGACTAGGAGTTGACTTTTCTTTATTATCTTTAATTTGATTCTTGATTGCTGGCGTAGGCTTCTCTGAATCTTTGAACTCAGCAATCATTGTCATAAATTTCTTAACCGCGTCTTTTTTGGGAAGTGTGTGGCCAAGAGAATTAGCAATTTGTAGTTGCTTGTCATCCTGGAACATAATCTCATCTGCAAAGCCCTTGTCTACGGCATCTTGCGCTGTCATCCAGGTTTCATTTTGCATCATCTGGAGGATATTATTACGATCAATCCCCGTTTTGTCTACATAAGCATTGACAAGGGAACTATCAATTGAAGCTAATACCCGTGACTCATGATTATGATCATCAGCATTCCCCTCTTGATATGACCAGGCTTTATGAATCATCATCTGAGCGGTTGGGGACATATTAACAGTATTTCCGGCCATTGCGATTACACTAGCAGCAGATGCGGCAATCCCCATAATATTAACTGTTACATCTCCTGCATAATTTCGAAGCATGGAATAAATCTCGCTACCGGCAAACACATCCCCACCGCCAGAGTTAATAATTAGCTCTACCGGGTCTGTATTACCATTATTTAAGATTTCGTCAATTGCAGCTGGTGAAGTAGCATCCATGCCAAACCATTGATAAAACCTGGCAGTATTATTATCCACAATGTCACCTGTGATCTTCACTGTCTTCATTGTCATCTTCTTCACCTCCCTTCAATTGATTATCAGACCCAACTACTTGTACTGGTTGCACTTGAGTAGTTGGCTTTTCTTTTTCCGGTAAATCTTCAGGTAGATATCCCGCTTGTTGCAACAACCAGGCTGCTTGATTTGCTCCTAATATTCCATTCTTTTGAAGGTTAGCAATTGTAGAGGCGTAATTATCACCCAGTGGATCAATCGCTGAACGTAAATCAAGAGTAATATTCGCACTCAATTTATTATTCAGCTCCGCAACAATTGGTTTAGCAAACCGTGCTAATGATTTTACATAAGCATTTCCTATCATCTGAATAGATGATTGCTGGTCACCTTGGCCATTAATGATACTGTCAGATACACCATAAACTTTGGCGATTTGTGCACTTGTCCAAGTAACCTGATTTAGCAATTGAGCCACATTACTTTTAACCTCTAAGGGCGTATATTCTTCAAGATCATCAATAACAATTGGTCCATTTTGCGAGCTAGATGTCTGTTTGAGGAACTTGCGTGACCGTGAAGCTTTTTCTTCGTCACTTAGCAGCCCACCATGTTTAATAGTCAGGATCCCTGGAGCAACAACTGACCGTCCCAAAGCACTTAAAGTTAATTTATTGGACTGATCTTTAATCTGAAGCTCATTAGCTAATGCGGAAAGTGGGCTTATCCCGGTCTTTCCTCCATTTTGAGAAAGTAATCGAATATGAATTAAATCACTTTGCGGAACTGCCTGCTTTACACCTACTTCGGGCTCATCAAAATTAATATTGTAGATTAAACCAGATCCATCCTCCAATAAAAACGGAGTAACTTGTGATGGTCGCAAATACTCCCAGGTCATATCCGTTCCATTATTATTTCTCCACCGGTAAGCAAAGCATTCACCACCTAAGAGTAACTGTGCATACATTGATTGCCAAAATCCATGGGCATTACTTGTTTGAGTTGGATTATTGATAATTCCCTGAGCTCTTGGCATGTCAGCCCGTAAGATTCCATTCGCTAAATCAGCACTTAATTGAAACACAATCGAATATATATCAGAATTTTTTAATGCTGTACTGGCATCCACGTACTTATCAGAATTATCCGGATTCAAGAAATGCAGAATATCGGTATTATCAGAAATTGATAAGCCAGGACTTACTTTTTGATTAAATAACGGCAATAGCATTCACCTCCTTTCCATCAAAGGCTAGCTATTTTCTCTGAAAGATAACCGATAATTACTAAGCTAATGGCTACGCTAAAAATTCCGGCAATGAAATTTAATAAAAAGCATCCCCATACAGCAAAGATAATCGCCGCTAAGAAGCAAATTACATCAAAATACTTCCATATTAATTTCACAAGATTACTAATCATCAAGTAAACCACTATCCTTATTTTCAAACCATGCTTTAACCTGCTCTGCCGTCATTCGATCAACCTGTCCGGACTTATCATTAGCAATTCCGAAATCTTCAAAATGATACATCCCCTGGTAAAGAGCATCAATAATTGCATCGACTACATCAATCTTTAAGGTTGCCTTGGCTTTGTCAACTTGAATACCAATCTTATCTTCTACAATTTCGGCATTAATCAGTGCCTTTTCCATGATCTTATCGTCAAGACGGGTAATATTTCCTTCAACAAATATTTTTTGGAGAAACTTAGTTGGCTCCTTTAACTCAGATGTTCGTTGACGAATAGATTCTAATGGATAATCCGTATTAATATCCATCTGTTTAATTGCGGTAGTTGCTCCCCAGGCATCATAACCAAAGAAAATAACCTTAAGATGATTTTCGTCCACATAATTTAATAGCCAATTGTAAACTTGTTCATCATTGATTAATCCTTGTGGGTGACTCGTAATTGTACAGTACCCTTCATCTGCTAATTGACGATAATTAATCCCATCTTGTTTTTCTTTAGCCTCGATTGACCCTGCTTTATTCCAAGGGATAAAACTATGTTGCTCAACGTGCCACTTTTGCTTACCTTTTTCATCTTGATAGGGATAAACAAATGCAATGGCTGTATTATCACTAAACATCGAATAGTCAAACCCAATATATACTTCTCGACCACGAATATCGAAGCGCGGAATAATCGCTCTTTCAATATCATCAAGTTTCAAGAAGCTATCTGCTGACTGCTGCATCCAAATATTCATTGATTTATTTTGGAAGCCTAACATATTACCAGTTAGCATATTGTTATCTCTTTCAGTTTGCAGATCTAAAACAAACCGATCACGTTTTCCTGGCATATCCATCAACGGGTTAGATTTAGACCAGGTTTCTGGCTTAAATACTTCATTTTCATCGTCTTGACACCAGTTCAAGACAAGGTAAGCATCCCCCTGTCGCAAATAATCGGCTTCCATTAAATTTTGAACTCGTTTTTCATCATTATGAAATGGTACTGATGGATTATCATAGGCAGTCGAAATTTGAATAAATTGCTTATTAGTAACATCAAGCTGTCCGGAAGTAATCTTCGAAATTTTACTATTATCTCCCACTTCCGGATCCGCGAATTCGTCGCCGATTGCAGTTTTAAAGTGGAAAGAGTCATATTGCCCCGACTTGTAAGTTACTGCTAATAAGCGACTGCCGGTTTTACTCATCACAATCTGGTCTGACTGTGATGAAAGTGTCTTAGGATTAATTCCTAATTCTAGAACTAATTGACCAAATGGTGGAACTTCCATGAGATATAGGAGCATCTGCTTGATATACCCCATCAGTTTACTGGTTTGCTTATAGTTGATAGAACTTACTAAGAAATCCTGCCCAGCCTCATTAATTGCCTCAATCAAAAAACTGTAGATGGTTACGATTGACATTAGGTATGTTTTACCGTTATGCCGTGCAACAGATAAGATTGCTCGAGTAAATCGCTTATCTCCTTTACTATCACGCCATCCAACAAGCATTGCTAAAACAAATTGCTGCCACCCCATTAATTTAACTGGTTTTCGCGTTTTAATTTCCGGACAAACTGAGGCAAATTTCAAAATATTTTGAACCTCGCTTATATCGTAATGATAAGGAAAATCCTTGGTATCTTGACGTTGCAGATCGCGTAAGTGTCTAAAACATGCTAACTTAATTTGATATCCGGTAATATACTTGCCATCCAAAACATCAAAGCAATATTTAGTACCAGCATCCTGATATTCATTTTTTACATTACTAAAATCAGTAGCCTGGTATGCACCAAGAACATCATGAGTTTGGGTTAAATCTATTTTCACTTTCTCACTTCCTTTTAGCTACTATGCAGAGTATAATAAATATAGAAACAAATGAGGTGTTATTAATGCCAACTAAACAAACTCAATACAATAAAAAATGGGTAGATAACCATAAACAACGCGCAAAGTATTTAAGTGATCGTTCTAGATCGCGCTCATTTATTCGTAATCAAGCAACTTTAGATGACATCGAAGAATTCACTAAACTATTAGCAAAACGGAAAGAAGAATTACAATGACCTACGATATTAAAGCAATCAAGAAAAACGCAGAACATTTAGGGAATGCCTATTTCGATGATGAAGATAAGCTCCTTTTAATCGACCACTCTACATTGCTAAAACATAACCAATATGAGGTCATAAAATACGAGGATATTATGTATTGCTATGTTGATGAAAGCGATGGTGTACAAACATCCAATCACTCATTAGGATATGCTACGCTGGGCGCAATGGTTGGTGGCTTTTTCGGTGCAATGGTTGGAGCCGCTGCCGGCAAACAACAGCGGAAGGTTATTACTGGAATACAAGTTCAAGTAATGACGACTGATCAAAAAGAACACTATATTGATTGTGTAAAGCTTCCAGATGCCAAATTAAACGACATTCATTATTCTACTGGGCAAGCTGTCGGAAGTAAGGTTGAAGAAATCATTCAAGGTAATTTGTAGCAAAAAAGCAGTAATCCAACGACTACCGCTTTTTATTGCTAACGAAAAATTCTTGAATACTCTTAACAGTTGATCCTTCTTCTTTTTTACTTTGAACAGTTTTGAATAATTCCGCTCTTGATTTTGGTGATAACCCTAACTGAATGCCAATTGTATTAAGCATTTGAGTAGCATCTTTTAACCTGCCAACTGCAGGATTCTTTTTCCAACCAACAAAATCCTTGCCAATTACTTTTCCTGTTTGAACATCCTGCAAAGAACGATATATTTTTTGCTGTGCTCCTTCTTTTTGTAAGGTATCATAAGCATTTCGATATTCTTGGTATTGAACGCAATATTGTTCAACAAGCATCGAGTCAATTCGTTGAACTCTATTAGTTGCCTCTAAAAAGGGCACAACTTTTCGCCAACATGTCTTTGCAATTGGTGTTAAATATTTAGGTGGACTATATGATAAATGACCGTTATTTTGCTGATAGAATGCGTGTTTTACCATCATCTTTCACCTCTTTTGCTACGATTTTGTATCCTAATGAATTGCTTTTGACCCCCCTAAGTAAAAATTTGAAAATTACTGTGCATCACAAGAAAATTGTTCTGTGTGCTGCTCTCCTCACCTGACCGTACCCGGGGGGATGTTTTATTTTTGGTGCATTAATAGAACGATTTTAGAAATTTCTGATATTTCCGGAACATTTTTCATTTCCATTCCTTGACCAGTTCCATAATATTCTTGCTCCCATTTTGTTTTTAAGCGGTGGCATTTATTACAGATAGTAGCTAAGTTGCTACTACTAGTCATCAGCTTACGATCAAACGCAATAGGAATGATGTGATCAACTGTTTTACTATTTGGTGTAAGCTTACCGATAGCCTTACAATATTGACATAAGTAATGGTCATGGTTTAACACCGATTGTCTTAAGTCAACCCATTGCTTACTTCGATAGAACTTGTATTGTTCACTTCTATTATCATTACGATTACGAGTAATAATGTTGTAGTGATGGTTATACTGTTTTTCTTTATGCTGATACTGTTCACTATGTTTACGTGCCCATCGCTGTCTATTGGCAAGGTACTCTGCTTCATGTTCAAAGTGCTTAGGACAATAATGATTAGGGAACTGAACCATTGCATGACAGTTAGGTTGTCTACATCTTCTATACCTTGGCATTGGTAACATCCCCTTTCTAGTCTTATGTATGAAGGCAAAATAAAAGACGGTAGCCATTTGCTATCGTCTTATTATGTACATGACTACTTAAAATATAGTCACTTATTTATGTGCTTTTACCAGTCTTTTATAAATGTTTTTATATGCATCTATGTATAAGACATAAAATTCTTTAGGATCGTTTAAATTCTTCTTTATTCCTTCGACAGTAAATATCTTTTCTTCTGAAACTTGTCCTGGCTGTAATAATTCAAAATCATTTGTACTGTGGGGAACAAATCCTAGAAGATTTGATGCGTAATATGGATTATATATAACATTTTCATTATATATATTTTCAAAATTTTCTTTTGAGCAAAAACCTAAAAACTGAAATGAAGCCGTTTTAGATCCTGAATTGACTGCCCAAATATACAAATCAGTATCAGTACCGCCTACCGTCATTCTACTATTTTCTTCTACATTTACCTGCTGAGTTATTGATATTTCACATTCAATCTTGTTAGTAAAATTAAATTCTTTTCTTTGTTCCTCAATTTGCCAATAGACAAAGAAAATAGCAGTTATAGTTCCTAAACCACTTACCCAATCAGCTAATGTTCCAAATTTGTTAGAAAACAAGGCACTAAATGAATAAACTATACCATTGCCTAAAAGTGCTCCTATTAGTCCAAGACAAATAAACTTCATGTTTTTACCCATAAAAAATCACCCATTTAAAATAATACAAAAGCACAATTGCAATATCTAGACTCTTATTAAGTAATCACATGTATAGAAGGCAAAATAAACATTTGCTATCGTCTTAATCATTTAATCTTTTATGTATTAGTTCGTCTAATTCTTTCAAGTCGTCATCAGTAGCTAAATCACGGATAAACTTACGAGCATATGAACGGTAACGATATATCCGATTCTTATCTTTGTTCTTATCGTCCCACTTCTTCTTGGCTCTTTGTTGTGCTTCACTAACCATAACATCGACCTTCTAACATTAATATGGTATACTATATATGCAAAAGGACAAGAGCTGCTACCTCTCGTCCCTTTGCGATCCGGAAAAACGAGTTTGCTGGCTAACCGCTATTTGCGATTAGCTTTTTTTATTATCGCATATGCAATTGCAAAATTAATACTTGCAACCGATATTGCTACGAGAGCATTAACGATAACTGCATCCTCATGTTTCCAGATAAACTCTTTCATCCATTGAACTCGCCTCCATCCGGATAGAAAGGCTGTCGCCGGATCGCTGTAGTCACTTTAGGAGTAGCTAATTCCTTTCCTGACTACATTTACATTATACCTTACTAATCTATAAGCAACAATAGAAAATTAAATCTTTTTGAGTATAAATTTAGCCGGCAAGCGTTGACCTGTCGGCTTTTTATTATATCCTAATATATTCGTCTATTTCATAATTTTTCTTACAATCCAGATAATAATCAAAGAACTAATTATTATAATAATTGCATATTTAAAATAATCAGTTGCGGTTATTCCAATCATAGCCTCCACCGCCTATTTCTCGTTCAATTTCTTTTGCATACTCTTTGTATTTGTCAACGTAATCATCATAATCTTTTAGTTTTAATTTTAAAAGGCTTAATGGTTTTACATGGTATCCAGAAAAATCTTCCTTTAAACTCGAAATAATATATGCAACATAGACCATCATTTTGCCACCATCATCGTTATTATCCTTCTTTGAATACATATTATGCGTATAGTTAGTTAAGATATTAACAGTTCTATCAGAACCATAAATCACTGTATCATGAAGCAGCTTATTAAATCTTTTGATAGAATCAGGGCTTTGTGCATTTGAATATTTTCTTGTAGCTTCAGCAATATCAGTTAAAAATTCTGTCCATATACTCAATATTTCTTGTTGCTGTTGACCGCCTAGTTGCTTGAAGTAAGATTCAATTTGGATATTATGAGCATTCTTATTTTTCGTCTCTTCAAGCCATGATTTAGTAATATACTCTGGTAATTTTAATACCACACCAATTAATACAAATATTGCAAGCGTCATTACAATGTTAATAATTATCATCTTGTCTTCACCTCAATAACAATAATACAAAAGGCTAGCCATAAAGACTAGCCTGAGGTAAAAATAAAATGATCATAGTTTTACGTCATCTCGGACAATAGCTAAGAGACAGATTCGAACTGTACTTTTGCCACACAAGACTGAGTAATGTGTGCCCACCGTGGATCTTAGCTAGCAATGCGACTCGTTAGCATTGCTATATACCATAATTATCAATGTACGAGTGAAGAAGGAGGCTGCCGAATAACCTCCTTTCTTCTGATAATCATGATATAAAAACTTAGTAGGGCTTTGCACCCATGCAGCCTTAAAGCCTAAGTATAATCAGGACCACGCAATCACCGCACCCGGTCGTAGTTTTCCGCCTACTCCTGTAACAGTTTTGCTGTCCTTAATATTGGCAATCCTTTAGCCGCTGAGTTAGATTGCGTACTCTTCTGCTGATTACAGCACGGTTGCTACGAGACTATCAGAGTAGCATGTAAATTTAATGATCTAAAGGAGATCTTCCAAAACGCACAAACCAAATTTAATCGTTACCGTAAATTATTTTGAAGTTAGTTAATGATAGTCTCAACGTGGATTATGGTCATCTGCCACCATCGCGTCGGCTTGGTTACCGGATTCCACACTTCCTACGTTTAACAAAAGAGATCCCGTTGTGAGTATTGTTAAACATCGGAAACACGCATAGCAGTTTCAGGCATGCTTAGGCACATATTTAAACGGAGCGTGCAAAGTTTTATTAACTAACTTTGCGACGATAACATAATATAACGTTATATCTCCCGTTGTATTCCCGTTTTTGTCCTCTTTTCATCCCATTTTTGTCCCGTTTTCTTCCTGTTTTTTGCTCGCAAGTCAGGAATAATATCAGAATCAACATTAAGCCGTTCACATACCGCTTCCAAACAATCCGCAAATTCCAAACACGCATAATCATCAGCCCGATAGTAAGTTGAATTGCCGAATTTATTAATTCGCTCTTTAATTACTGAAAGAGATAAACCTTGAATATATCTATACTTGATAATCTGTTGACTAGGGTGCCGGTAACTACTGCTGCATCCTGCAATCGCATAGTCAACCGCTCGTTTTGCCAACGTGTATTCAGCATATTCGATCATGCTTTTTTCTGAACCATTGCCACGTCTTGATCCTCGAATACCTGTAATATCATTCTGTGGCGATTTAATACCCCAATCACCCGATCTACGTCTAATAGTTGGGTATTTGTCTTCGTCTAAAAAGAAATTCTGTACGTTCGCAATTGTTGCTTTCTTATTATCCCCTTTTAATAGTTCCACTATTTGCACGCTCCCCTTGTGATATAATGAATGTGTTTTAAAATCTTTGTACAAGGGGCGTTCTCGCAGTAGAGCGTCTTTTATTTTCTGAGGTGAACTAATTGAAGGATAATCCATGGATTTCTATAATTACCATTTTAATTTCGTTAACATCAGCATTAAGTGCATTTTTGAGTTATAAAGCTAATAAACCTAAAATACATTTTATAGACAAGGTCAAATTTCATACAGAAGATATTTTCCCGGGAGAAATAAAACTAGTAGCTAACAAAAACGGCAAAGTTCTATATGAATTTCCCTACGGTATTCTATTTCATTTTGGTGTATTAAACTCATCGCCTAAAGATGTTGCTTTTTTTAATCTTCATTGTGATGTAGATAAAAATCTAGACGAAGTATATTCAAAAAAATCTTTAAGTTATATTAATGAAAGCGGAAAGTTTCTTTTAGAAAAAGACGGGTTTAAAGGTGAAATCACTCTTCCTGATATGCCTCACGGAAAGTTTGTAGCAAATTCTTATACCCCAATATTCGCTTTTTGGAGGGTTGATAAATACTTATTCCAAGACTATAGACCTAAGAAAGTAGTTTTAAGTTTAAATTACGCAGTTAACAATTTTTTTAAACCTTGGCAACATTTCAAGACTAAAACAATTAAAGTTAAGAACCCTATTTCCCCACAATTAAAAACACAAGCGTTATTACTAAACAGGCAATGGCTACACCCAATGCTATATAAGATAAAAGCAGTTCAAACACCTCCCTCATTCTCCTACCATCAATATTTAAAAGACAGCAATGGAGACATTTATTTCCAGTATCTAACAGACAATAATGGAGATATTCCGACATTAATAAACTTGTCACCTTTATACAAGATATAATCGTTGTTGCTTGATGGTCTCATTAGCCTTTCTCCATTACAACAGCGTGCTGATTATCCAGTGCCATAGCAAGATATTTGCTGAAATTAATCCACCTAATACTAGCCCGCAAATGCAGGCACAGAACAGCAGTACAATAATAGCAACTAAGGTTCCCCACGCAGCTTTAACTTTATTCGTCATTCTTACTCTCCCGCTTTAATTTGTTTTCTTCTCGTCGTTGACGCTTCTTGCGCCGACGGTTTTTACTTTTACTTTTTGATTTTGCCATTTAGTCACACCTCTCATAAGTTCGCTCGAATATATCCTTATCAATAGCCCGGTGCTCTCCATCTATGCCAGTAGCGATGTAATCACCAGCATTAAGCTTCATATTCCCTTCTTTTGTTGGAAGCAAGAAATAAGAAGTGTCACCTCGTGATGTTGGTCCAACAATATGTACCTTGTACCTAGCCATCTGCTTAATTGACCCATCAAACTGTTCAGCTTCGATTAAGGCTGTCTTTCTGTACTTGTGTAGCATTAAATATCACCCTCATTAAGAATTTGCCCTGAAGCTAATGCTAAAGCCTCATCAGCTAATTGGTGAAGCTCCATGATGCACCCACCATCAAATGCACACGGATCTGATTCGTCATAGTAAACTTCGTCTAGTTCAGCCTGCTTCTTGCGTAATTCAGTAAGTTTTTCTTTATACTCTTTACTGATCATTATTCTTCCTCCATCCTGTGAGTTTCCCAGTCATAACTAACCATTGTTTCAACTTTGAATTTTTTATCACATTCAATGCAAGAGATTTCATGCTCACCATCTTCATACAATTCGGGATAGTCAATTAAATCATCATCACTAATTGCAGCACCACAATAAGGACAAACTACATAATCACTGCTAAAAGTATCCGGTTCCCCTTCTTCAATGCTTTCTCTAATTTTCGCTAAGTTGCGAAGTTTAAAGCAATCATCGCAATATCCGCCATTTACCCAGGCTAATTTGTCATACTTTCCACACATCTTGCAGTGATGATCTTGATAATCTAGCGTCATTATTCTTTCTCCCCATTCATTACTTGCTCACATTGAGCTAATAATTGATTTGCCCGATTGTATCCGATCTTAAAAGTACGTTGGAGACATGGAACAGTTAATTCTTTTTTCTTTGCAAGCACCAATGTATCAGGCAAGAACGGATCAACACGTTTAGAATCAAGCATTGTGTTAACTTTCATTCTTTCAGAGCTAAGTACTTTCTCTATCACTTCAAGAATTGATTGTTGCGTCTCACTAACAGTTTTTTGAACGTCTTGATAGTGAAGTTGTTCAATCAAATCAATCTTCATATCAATCGAAATAGGTGCTTGAATAATTTTCCTTAGTTCTTGCTCGCTAAATACCATTATTCTTCCTCCTAGTTCAGCGGCGCACCGCAAAACGGACAAGCTACAATATCAACACTATCAGTCAATCCACTTAAATTTTCTGCATCATCAGGATAATCAATTTTTAATGTCCATTCTCCTTTTGCGTCTTCCTCAATTCGTAGTATGGTACCTTCTCCAGTTACTATCTCTTCAAGCGGATGACCCGTGAAAGATTTATTATGAAGTTGGCAATTTTCCTGTTTTTCAGTTAGTTTCATTATTACCGCTCTTTTCCTCAATTTTTCTCAATTCCCAATAAAGTAATGAATTAGCTAACCAGTGTTTTTTACCACGATACTTTGTTCCTTTGTAGAGCGGTAGCTCAAATCTTCTTGCTTGGTCTTTCATCATTAAGCGATTAATCCAATACACTTTTCTTCTCTCATCGCTCTTCATTAATTTTTGATACTCAACAAGGATTTTATGTAAAGTTCGTCGATTAATCTTCATGGTTTACTTCCTCATTAACCAATAGCAACTAGTTTGGCCATATCATCATAATCAATCTTAAAACGCTCTAAGTGACCGAGATTAAACCTAGTAACAATAATCTCGTCACCGTAAAGGGATTGATTAATGATCTCCTTGGTAGTTTCTCGTACTGATAATTTAAGACCGTTATGAAAAATTATTTGTGTCCGCATTAAGCAATCACCGGATACTTAATCTCACCAAATGTTTCTTGCTCTAACTGCTGAATGTACCGTTTAATATTATTCTTTGCTTCCACTTGCCATTGGTTATTATCAGCCATGAATAATGCCGAGACCATCCCTTCACGCATCCGGAAGATAAATTTACTTGCTGGTTGGTCAACTTCTTGGAATGTCCGGAAAGGAATTAGCTTAACGGGATTAGGTACCTTCACTTCATCGACACTAGCAACACCAGAATTAATCTGAACACTTTGACTTACACCATCATCAGTTTGTTGGTGAATGCTTTCATCACGAAGATTGCTAACAACTTTCAGAATGATATTCCGGTCATCATTCTCCTCAAAATGTGACTGCAGCATAATGATCATGTTTTCCTGGTCTAAGTAACTTTCTAAGTCAAGACTATCAACTACTGCCCGAACCTCAGCAAAACAAGGACGTTGACCACCCTTAGCTAAGTTTCCAATTACCTCAACCTTAGTCGGACTAACCACATGAATTTTTAGTGCATCGTTAATTGACGATCCTTCACTTTCCAACCACTCAATTAAGCTAGTTAATTGGTTCAGCTGGAGGGGATGAGCAATGATCGGATCATTAAGTAAAGCTGCATCCCCATCATGATCAAGAAGATACTGCCGACCGTTTAAGCCTGTAATGAGCTGATTGCCATTAGCATCAATTACGAGTTGTTCAAATTGGGTTAATTCACCGTTAATCTTTGTTTCCATGAGTTAGTTCTCCTATTCGTTTCGTTTTATGATTTGTTTAATTAATTCCATACAGTCATCCATGACGGTCTGCTGACTAAAGGGAGGCTGTCCAGCATGAGCGGTATCAAAGCCAATGAAACAACCGTTTGGCAGATCAGCTAATTTACCATATTCAGGAGTCCATGTTATGCCTCCATATACAGATAAGCATGATTCTGTTTCTGATAAATGGTTGTAATAGTAGTCACTTGGCAATAATTCAACGTACCCACAATAGTAATCTTGAAGTGATGAGAATGGAGTAGGTATTCCAGCAAATTGACGCATTTCACGTATAATTACTCGTCGACCTTTGTATTCTCCCTCAAAAACTGTTTTATTAATATTTGGCTCTTGCATCAGTTAGTTCTCCTGCTTTTGCAAATCAATGACTTTGCGCTTTTCTTCTTTTTCGACTTCTTCAACTGGTTCGCCAGTATCCGTCTTAGCCTTACCGTCATCTGGATCAATATAAGTTTGACCCGGCGCGCCTGATTTCAATTCGTTAACGTGAACCTTGCCGTTAATATCACGACCTAAAAGCATCGTAGTTGGCACTCCCACTTCTGGAGCAAGGGTAGTTTTAACTTCAACAGTAACATCAGAGGCATCACGCTTTTCATTCGGGGAAATTGAAATATTGAGCTGGACCTTCCGTTTCTTAGTTGGGTCCGTGTTTGGATCAAGGATATTATCTGCTACTTGTTGTAATGCACGGTTAAGCTTAACTTGCACACCACCGTCGGCTATTTCCGATAAATCAAAATTAATTGCTTTCTTCTTACTCATAACTCTTCTCCTCCACGTCAATAAACATTTGACCATCTTCACAGTAATAATTAAGTTTCCAGCCATTGCGTCTCATCAAATGAATTAACTTCTCTGCAATTTTTCGCCCGTCAATGCCAAGGTTAAACAAATGATAAAGTTCAGCTTCCATCACAAAGTCATCACATCCCAGGGCTTCCATATCAATTGGCAAATAAAGTCGATTGTAATGACCTTTATCGTGTAACTGATGAGCTAGATTAACTTGCATGATGTCGAATAACTGATCTTCTAACATCTTTTGATCTCCATGTCGCCGTTTAGCAACATATTCGTGTCGTAAGTAGTTCTTTAATTCCATCATGATCTCCTATTTCCTTTTCTCTTTTACTTTCATCATGACCCTAGCAATTAGCATCCCTGTTTTAGATAAGGCCGTATTGTCAAAATGCAAACCCATATGATTGATATACATTGATTCAGCTCTTGTAACTGCTGCTAAATTCTTAATATCAAAATTCTTTTTGTTGCCATCAAGGAAAAGAATGATCATCCCCTCAGGTAATTCCTTTTGATAATGCTTTTGCCAAATATATTTTTGATATGGAATCCATCGGTTGTATCTCGGCCCTTCATCCGAGACTTTAATATACATATAGCCATCTTTAGCATTACGAATAGAACCAATTGACTTGTATTGCTTTGGAATGTGTCCTTTTTTGAACCTCGTCTTATGACTATCTCCACCTGCACTCCAATGCATTCCATAGTTCCACGGACGATGACCTTTAGGAAAACAGCCTTTATTTTGCTTCTTGTTTACTATTGTCATCAAGTCCAATCATGTGTGGTAGTGCCATGTTGCTATCAAGTCGCTTATCGTAAATCTCAGCTGCTTTAAGTACTGTGTTAGCATTACTGATAATCGTATTGCCAACTGCTGACATTGCTTTTGCTCGCTCAATCTCATGGTTAAGTTCTTCTGGTTTGATATCATCTTGATCTAAGCGAACCAGTTCGTTAAAAAGTAAATCATTCAAATCTTCAAGGCGATTACTTGCCATACTTGAAACATCTCCTTTTTGTACTGTTTATAATCAGTCAAACTTATCAACCCATTCGGAAATGTTATAAAGCTCTTTTATCTCCGTAGTGTGGGGCATTTTGATAACTTCACTAAATGCTAAAAAGTTACTTGTATCATTACGAATAAAATAAACATCCTTTGCTTTCCTGCTTAAAGAATCACATTGGATTGCTACTCCATTCATCCCCCTAATTGCCATATTGAATAACAAGAAAGGAATTGCTCTATCAGACATCTCTTCTACCTGGTACCAATAAGCTCTGGGGTCGTAAGTGAAGATAGACAAAAATTTTAAATTAGCATCAGTGTGTAATGGATTACCAACCCGATCATTTGTACAGTCATCCCACCAGCGCTTGATTAAAATGCCGCCGGTTCCCGCAGCTACCTCGAAATAGTGGCCGTTAGATTTATCACTATCAACCAGGCTATTGAGCAAGGTCGCAATGCTATCAGGGGTAAAATCTTGCTTCTTACTTTTCCGTTCAGCCTGTTCGGCTTCAAAGTATTCATGGAACCAGTCAAACTTTAGGTCCGTTGAAACTTCTAGGAACTTCTTAAAGACTTCTGGTCGTTTTTGATCATCAAGCATTAGCTGCAGCATTCTTTCCGGAGCCTTATATGACTCGTCAATTTCTAACAGCTTATTAACAGTCTTTGTGTCAAATTGCATTATTCCACCTCAAATCCCTGTCATTACAGACATAATCTTGTTGTTATCCTCGTTTGCTAACTTATCTAGCAGGTGGATATAGACACGTTGGGTTGTTTCTGTATTGCCGTGACCTAACCGTTTAGCAACACTTTGAATTGAAACACGGTTAGCAATTAGCAGGGATGCATGAGTATGACGCAAACCATGAACTGAAATTGGTGGTACTCCCGCCTGGTCACACATTTCCTTTAACTCTTTATTAAACACTGAATTATAAATGTGATTACCACCTCGGGTATTAGTACGAGAGTCACTAGCATACCAATGAGCCCAGATTGACTCATCTTCTTTTACTCCATCCAGGTGGCGTTGTAGGTCAGTTAATGCCTTAAAATCAATTAGGATTTGCCTAACAGAATACTTGTTCTTAGTCGGCATAAAGTCCCCAGGTTTAACTTGAGAGTAATCTATTTTCTTGTAGTTCAGTGTCTTATTGACGTAAATAGACATGTTATTCATATCAACATCAGCTAGAGTAAGGCCAAGAACCTCAGCAAATCGCAAGCCAGTACGTAATGTAAAATCAAAGAAGTCACCATATCCGCTTTGATCAGCATTAAAGACTTGTTCAAGTTTATGAACCTCATCCATTTCTAGCCATTTCTTAAGTTTCTTTTTCTTCTTAACTTGAGAGGTAATACGGATCTTGTAGCATGGGTCACGAGAAATCCACCCCTCATAGACCGCATCTCTGATTGGTGCTTCTAGTAAACGATAGAAATTACGAACAGTTACTTTTTCATGCGTTTGTCCATAAGCATTGATGAGCTTTTGTATATCAGTTCGGGTTATTTTATCTAGCATTAGATCTGGAGCAAGTTTCTTAATTTGTTTACCCGTTAAAATATATCTTTGGTAAGTGACATCACGGACATCCCCGTATTTGTAGGTTTCATACCATTCCTTGTAATACTTCCAGAACTTAATAGCTCTCTTTTTTCCAACTTGTACCATCGATGATTATTCCCCCAGCTGATAAATAGGGATCTTAGGCTTAGCACCAGTAACAACAACCGACTTCCCGTTATAAACATCATTATCATGTTGGACTGCCGCAAGATTAGTTAATCCCTGTTGCTGATAACGATTTAAGATTGAACGCAAGTATGCAAATGTTGGACGATCAGCATTCTCAAACATGGAAGTGATGGCAAATGCTACCACGTCACCACCAAGTTCATTTACAAACGCTTTTAATTCGTTTTGTGATTTTGGGGATTCGAGCTTTTTATAATATGAATTAAGAGTAGTACTAGTAGTAGTATTTAAACTATCCTTACTCTTACTTAACTTAACTCTATCCTTACCTAACCTAACCTGAGGATCCATTTCGGTTCCATTCTGGTTCCAATTTGGTTCCATGGAGTTGAAGCCTTGTCCCTGTTGAGGTTGAGAGTTTTCACTTGAAATTTGATTTTTATTTTTGGAACCGCTTTGGATACAGTTTGGTTCCATTTTGTCTCCATCTTGGATACATTCTGGAGACATTTCGTTTCCAACTTGGTTCCGTTCTGGTTCCAAATCGGATACAAATTGGTACCGCTTATTCTTATCAAGATCAATTAATTTCATATCATCGGTATATATCGTCGGAGTGTATCGGTCCTTTTTGACGTAGTTGGAAACTAACCAATCCTTAATAACGACTACACCATCATCAAAGACAATTAAATAGTCCTTCTCAACTAATGCCTTCAAGTCATCTTCACTAGCACCAATCATCCGTTTAATTGACTTAGGATTGCCAACAAAACCATCATCGTCAGCATTCATCCCCAAATGGAAATAAAGCGATTGAGCAGTAAGCCCCATATCAAGGAACTTATCCGTCTCAGTAACCTTCTGACTAAACATTCTGCGTTGTGCCATTGTGTAACCCCCTAGTTATAAATCTGCTTAACTAATTCATCAAAGTCTTGAGATTCGCTTAGCCGCTTAAGGTGGTAAGCAATATCTTCTGCTAACTTCATATGATGGCTGTACGTTTCTGCATGCTTAAATTGATCGCATAAATTACAAATAAAAATAGCTTGATCAATCACATTGTTAGCAAGTTTTTCAACTTCTGCTGCAGTATCTTTTTCTGACATATGTTATAATCTCCTTGTAGATTTCTTATCCAGTTATTGGATTATTTAGCATCGGTGTCGTCAGCACCGGTGCTTTTTTCGTTTGACCACCAATTCTGGGGCGTATCAGCTAAACAAGCCCACAAGAGAATTAAAGCTGAAAATAAAGCAAATGGAACATTCGCATTAAACAGACTAATCATCATCGCAATTGTGCTTGCTACTGCAATTAAAGTAATCATTTAACTTTCTCCTTTCGTGCTACTTTGCCAAACTTAACTAAGTTCTCAAAGTAACGAACCTGCGTCCATACATAATCATCGGTAGGTTGCCCATCACTAAGAAAATGCCAGCCAAGGCGGTAAAGAATATCCTCAATCGCTTCAAGAGGAAAGTCGTATTCCTCCATTAACTCGCGAAGACGCTTGGTACCGTCTTTCATCTGAACACCCGCTTTCTATTATGCTTTCCGCGATACTTCTGCTTAAACACTGGTTCATGGCGGATGCCAATGCTGTAAATAGCAGCAAAGGCAAAACACCCGAGAATTACTAAATACGGCCACACATTATTCATCTCCTTTATCCTTTAACGTCCTATGCCAATTAATTTCAGACTTATGTTCCTCAATCCATTTAAGTCCCTGGGTCTTATTAACTCGAGTGGGATAACCAGATCCAGCATTCAAATTAATTACCCAGTTCTTAAAAGCAGGAAGTGAAAGGATAAATGATCTAACCCATTCCTTATCTTTAAGGACTGGTAGTGATTGAGCAAATTCCTTTATCCCAACCCATTTATCAAATTCTTGCTTTTGACAGCCTTTAGGAACTAATTCGTATTCTTTTTTTATTTGCTGTAAAACTTTATCAGCAATTACTTGATAATCTTGCTCATCTAAGGTTGCTTCCATCAGTAATCACCTACCTTATTTATAACGATGAGACCTGTAAATCTTCTTAATTACGGATAACCACCTGTGCCAGCAAGTAGTTATCTTTTGCTATACCTAAACCATCTCTTATGAAAAGAGGTGAATTTAGATGCTTAAATGTTTCTTATTCGTAGAAGGACATGAGATTAAAAGTAGATACGCTACTCTCCCTGCAGTCCCAACAATTGGATCATTCGTTAGAGTCAATAACAGCTTGGAGCAACAGACTTATAAGATCCTATCTATTGAATTCCTAGATTCATCAGATTACGTTAACCTACAAGTCGAAAAAGTCTCTAATGTCTCCCCTTGCTTCAAACGAACGAACTGGTAATTTATTGTCACGAAACTTAATCCAATAAGCATTTGTAATGAATGCTCTATCAAAATACATCGCTTTTTCTAATAGCACGATCTCTTTACCACCATCATGCACCTGACGAATTAGCAATGTTTTTTTGTCTTCAACTACCATTCCGATGATCCTACCTGCAACCTCAACTAATTTACCCTTTAATGATGATTGCTCTACCACTCTCATCTCTCCTCGCTTTATTTGCTATACTTTAGTCATTCCTCTCGAAAGGAGGTGATCTTTAATGGATGAATTAGAACGTCAATTAAACAAGATGGCTGAAGGAGCAGAAAAGCTTGAACATACAACTGAAGTTACTTTTGCTGAACTTTTTTCTAAGTCATTTATCTCTAACTACACTGATTTTTCTAGCATGGATGAATTTTTTGAAAAAATCGGTATTAAATCAGAGGACGACTTTAGGGAAATTCCAGACGACAAACTAAACTCTTTCGTTTCCAAGCACACTGTCTTTGAATCGTTCCAAGAATTTTATGAAGAAGCCATGGCAAACTACATTAGTCGTCAACTTGGTTTTTAATATTGAGTTCAAATTCATTAATTCTTTTCAGAGTTAATTCAAGTTGCTCGGTTTGCTCTAATGCAGACTTGAGTAACTTTTTTAGTTCATCAATATTAGTAGATTGAAGCGATCGGCTAATATCGCTAACCTTAATAGGCTTTAAAAATCCTTTCATATTATCCTCATCAACTTTTTTCTCTACCACTCTCATCCCTCCTCCATACCAGCACAAGCAGTAAACTTCTTCCTCCTCTTACTCTCTTTGTATAACTTTAAGTTGACTAACTTGCAAAATTAATAGCATCTATCGGCAATCTGTAGATAGTAGCAAATCCATGACCAAATCCAGGCGGAACAGTTGCCGGATGCTTTTCATATTCCATAATACGTTGTCGAGATATTTTCATTCCAAAGTATTTAGAAAGTGCATTAGCTGCATCTTCTTGAGTCATATTAGCATTAGTTCTTGCCGCTTTTAATGAAATTTTAGTACCTTTCGGCATTAGCATTTCCTCCTTTCGACACTATTAATGATAGTCTAACTTAAAGTTATAGTCAACTCTTTTTTATATTTTTATATAACTTTTTGTTTTATAAGCCAACTAAAAGTTATATACTATTAATTAATGAAGGAGTTGTATCTTATGGTTGAAAATACAATTGCGTCTCAAATAAAGAAATATAGAAACAGCAGAGGCTGGACACAATCCCAGCTTGCAGATAAATTATCTGTTTCTAAGCAAACAATTTCTAACTGGGAGACAGGAATTAAAGTCCCAAGAATGGGATCACTTCAAAAACTAGCCAACCTATTTAATGTAAAAATCGGTGAAATTACAAATGCTTCTATAAAGAATGAAGTAAAAGAAACAAAAACAGCCGACCTTGCAGACGAAGATACTATCTTCACCTACGAAGGTCGGCAAATTCCACCAGAAGATCTGGAATATATGAAACGGTTATTGCGTGGTGGTAAGTAATGTTGTATCAACAAGCTGAAGAAGTTTGCGATTATCTATTAGAAAAAGCTAGAGAATATAAAATTGACGTTGTATGGGACCACTTTTCTCCCTATACTCCACCTGGCAGTAGTTACAAATATCGGCGTGTAGTAATGAATCTTGACTGGCATAGACCTGAAGAAATTGTATTCCAATTTGCTCATGAACTAGCTCATGTCATTCATGGAGATGTTGGGGATGTGGTGTTCTACCATGCTAGTTTTACTGGTCAAGAATCAGTAGAGTATAAGGCAAATGTCGGTGCTATCAAACTTCTAGTTCCATTCTACTGCCAGGATACAGATATTCAATGTGCTAATAGTGCAAACTTTATGCAAGCTTTTCATGTCCCTCACTATCTTTCTGATGTAGTAAGGGACAAAATTTGGGAATATTATGTGAATCAATGAATTTATGACCAGATGCTGATGTCATTAAAAGCTGAAATAATCTTGGGGATAAAATAATATGAAAAAGATAGGTTTAATTTGTGCAACTGCACTTGTGGGAATGTCATTTGCTGCATGTAGTAACTCCTCATCGCAGAAATCTACAACTAGTAGCAGTTCATCTACCAAAGTTGTTAAACACCACGAAAAAGCAAAATCAGAAAAGAAGCAAAGCCAAAGTAGCTCTAATAGCGAACAAAGTTCTTCGCAAATCGCTAATAGCCAAAATCCTAATACTCAACAAAACGTCCAATCATCAAACAATCAACAGCAAGGAACTCAGACTGGGGGTACTAAATCTCAAAGCGAAATCAATCGTGAACGTGGTTATGATCCGAACGGTGCCCCGCTCTTACCAGGACAAGATCACGCTGCCGGGTCTAATCCTGATGGTTCTCCCGATGCTTGGGTACAAGGCCAAATAGACTGGGCTATTCAAAATGGATATATGAACCCTGATGGAACTAATACGCCTAAAGGACAGGCGGCAGAAGACGAGGTTGAACGTGATTCACAACCTGGAATGCCATAAAGATAAATAATGAAAAGAAATCTAAAAACTATTATCTATGATATTTCCATGGCGTTACTTGCTATCATTTCAATTATTCTGATTGTTTTAGATTACGCCCATGAAATTAATATCGTTTCACCACCTTATAGTATTATTGATAATTCAATTTTAATTGTTTTTGCGATTGATTACTTTGTAAGACTATTTTATGCAAAAGATAAGAAAAGATTCTTCAAAGAAAATATCTTTGATTTACTCTCTATCATTCCCGTTAATAACCTTTTCTATGTCTTCCGGATGGCTAGAATTGGACGAGCATTCCGCCTATTAAAACTTTTAAGAATTTTTCGATTAGTTGGATTAACTGGAAGACTACATAAGTTTTTAAAGACTAACGGACTTATTTATTATCTCTATATCAGTTTAACCGTTATCCTTATTGCTTCCTCACTATATTGCATTTCTGAAAAAGTATCATTCAGCACTGCATTATGGTGGTCAATTACTACGGCCACGACCGTTGGATATGGGGATGTCTCCCCTACTACAGGATTAGGAAAAACCGCAGCAGTTTTATTAATGTTCCTAGGAATTGGTTTCATTGGAATGCTAACAAGTAGTCTTACTAATTTCTTTGATACTTCAACAGATAACGATTTGGAAAAAGAATTAACCGAACTGAAACAACAAAATAAAGAACTTGAAGATCATCTAAGTAGATTAGAAAAACTTGTAAAAGAGAATAAGTAAATATTCTTATTAACGTTAATACCAGAAAAATCTCCCCTAATTATGATCAAAACTAAAAACAATAAAAAAGGAAGCCCAATATGTTTAAAATTAATTACGCATCATCAATTTTAACTTTTATTCTCATAATCTATTCCAGTGCTTATTGGATTTGGAGTATTAATCAACTTACTCCAGCAGAAAAAACTCTTTTAAACTTAAAAACAAAATTTAATATTACCTTAGTTTATTTGCTAGTTTCATTCATTGTTGTTGCTGTTTTTTTAGTCATGCTTTTATACATCTTATCTTCTTGCTTTTCTAACAAAATGGATAATACTACCTATGGCTTAATCAGCTTTACTGTAAGTTACGCATTAGCATTCATTTTTATATTAATTGCTAGTCATGCCCAAAAACCTGATATCTATATCTATTATCAGGATAAACAATATAATTATCTCAATAGAATTAACAAAGAGTTCTTCACAGCAACCTTAGAAAGCACCTCGGAAAAAGACTCAATTCAAACTTACTTTATTCCAATCAAAGAATTAATAGGGAATAGTGATAATTATCTAGTTACTAACACTAAAAAATATTTACCTAAGCCTTTTTTAGTACTTCTGAGTATAATTATGGGATGCATTATTGCTTCTTATTATATAGCCTGTTTTTATATGTTTGTTCCATCTAAAAATATTCTTTTTCATGGGAAATACAAGCTTTTGGTGTGTTATGGAGTCGCAGTTGTCATTTTAATAGGAATAGCTATTACTATGTATCAAATCTATCCTAAGTCACAATTAAAAACCAATGATTAAAAAGCTTTGTTTCAACAAAAATTTGTCCAAACCCTGATGACATAAAAAGCTGGTAAATGAAAAAAGCCCATCCCCTACTGGCATAGGAGATGGGCCAGGGTTGAATAAGATTTACAGGTCTCAATTCAACCCTTTCATTATAACAATTAAATAATGGAGGGACAACTATGGCATCTATAGTTAAACGTGGTAAAAAGTGGCAAGCTAGAATTTCTTGGTATGATGACGAAAATAAGCGACACTTTAAGACTAAATCTAACTTCCCCACAAAAAAAATAGCTCAAATATGGGCTGCAGATAATGAAAATAAATTAAACAAGGGAATTGATATTGAAAAATCAGTTGTATTTACAGACTATTATGACCAATGGGTTGAAACCTATAAAAGCCCTAAGGTAGCAGATGTTACCCTTGCTCGATACAATATTACTTCTGGGGCTCTTAAATCATTCTTTGGTAAAACAAAGATTAAGGAAATTACGCGAGATACTTACCAACAATTTATTAATGAATATGGTGCGACTCATGCATCCCATACTGTTAAAATGGTCAATGGAATAGTTAGAGCTTGTGTTCGTTCAGCAATTCTTGATGATTACTTAATTAAAGATTCTACTCAAGGAGTAGAATTGATTTCAAATCCAGATAAAACCTTAAAAGTTGAATATCTTAGCAAAAAAGAAATAGAGGCTTTATTAAAAGCTGCAGTAGAAAACGACGATAAGTCAATGTATGCTAGCCGTTATATGATTGCAACTGCCATCTATACCGGAATGCGTCTATCTGAAATACAAGCTTTAACATGGAATGATATTAATTGGCTCAAGCAAACCATTAGTATTACTAAATCTTGGGATGCAAACAAGCATGACTTTAAACCTACAAAGAATAAGTCTTCTGTTCGAACTATAAAAGTTAATCAAAATTTGCTAAATTTACTTTCAAGATTAAGGCAACGCCACATTAGCAACATGGTATTTATGACACAATTTGGTAGCATTCCTACAAGTAATGCAGTAAATAAAGTTTTAAAGAAACTTCTATCACAATTAAAGATTCATAAAGAAGGATTTCACTTCCACTCTCTCCGTCATAGCCATGTAGCACTCCTTTTAGCAGATGGTGTTGATATTTATGCTATTAGTAAAAGGCTTGGTCATAGTGAGATTTCTACTACTACAAATACGTATGCCTATCTCATTGACGAGTATAAGAATAAAACTGATGAAGAAATTATTAATGCACTAGAAAAACTAGAAATTTAA